CGAGCTGAAATGGGCGGGTAAAGGCGCGGTCGACGCCGAGCAGGGTGATCGTGCAAGTGGAGGGTGAGGCGGCGTCGTAGTAGCCGGTGCGGCCGTGCCGGATCGTGACGTCCGCGAGGACGTCGTGGAGGTCGAGCGCGACCCCGTTGAGGGTGATCGAGGTGATGTTGAGCGGCCCGCCCGTGCGCGGGAGCGCGGGCAGTAGCGTCGGCTTTTCGGGCGGCGGCGGCGGCTCTAGGACAACCGTCACGGGCGGCGGCCGTGCCGTCTGTCCTGGTCGCCGAGGATCCGCCGGATCGTGCGGGCGGTGCCTTCGGGGTCGACGGCGCCGTAGACGTTGACGGTGATCCCGGAGCTCGACGAGCGCGAGCTGCCGCTGCGGCCGGAGGCGCCCGCGCCTGCGGTCGCGGGCGCCATGAACGGGTTCAGGTCGGGGATGTGCGGGATCTTGATCCGGCTGATCGCGCCGAGCAGCCGGTCGACGGCGCTGATCAGTCCTTCGATGACGCCGCGGACGCTGCTGATCGCGCCGCTGATCGCGGCGGCGGCGCCGCCGGCGGCGTCCCGGACCTTGTCCCAGCCGGAGGCGAGCGCGTTCATCGCCGAGCTGATCGGGCCGACGATCGCCTGGGCGGCGTTCTTGACGGCTGCGAAAGCGGCGTTGACGATGTTGCGGAAGGTCTCGCTCTTGTGGTAGGCGATCACGAGGGCGGCGCCGAGGGCGGCGACGGCGACGATCACGATCCCGATCGGGTTCGCGGTCAAGGCGGCGTTGAGCAACCATTGTGCGGCTGTCCAGGCGGCGGTGGCGGCCTTGACGATCACCTGGCCGGCGGCGTAGACCTTCATCGCGGCGTTGGCGACCAGCACGCCGGCGGCGAGGCCGGCGACGATCCCGATCAGGATCTTGATCGCGGTCGTGTTCTCGGCGGCGAACGCGGCCATGTTGCGCAGCAGCGGCAGCAGCGCCTGGATTACCGGCAGCAGGGCGGCGCCCAGCTCCTCCTGCAGCTCGCTCATTTGCAGCTGGAAGATCTTGAATTGGCCGGCGGCGGTGGAGGCGCTTTCGGCGGCGGCGCCACCGGTCTTCGAGGCGAGCTCGTCCATGATCACACCGAAATTGTCGGATTCCTTGGCGGCCTCGGAGAGGCCGGGGATCAGCTTCTCAAGCGCTGCGGTCTGGCCGGTGTAACCCTTCGCGATCGCCGCACTGACCGCGTCAACGCTCTTCCCGGAGGCAGCCGCGATATCCAACGCTGACCCCATCAGGCCCTGGGCTTTGGTGACGTCGCCGGTCGCGGTCGCGATCTTCTCCAGCGCGGGCCGAAGCTCGCTATCGGCGACCCCGGTCGCCAGGGCCTGGGCGTCGATCCAGTCGTGAGTTGCAGCGATCTGCGCGTCGCTGGCGCCGGTGACCCTTTCGAGCACGCCGGTCAGCTTCTGCTGTTCGGCGGCGTCCTCCGCCGCCGCTTTCGCCGCCCCCACTCCCGCGACCGCGAGCGCCCCCAAAGCGAGCGCCGCCGGCACCGCCGCCTTCTTGATCCCCGCGCCCATCTTCTCCGAGGTGGTCATCGTGTCGCCGAGGCTCTTGTTCACCCTGGTGAGCTCGGAGATCGCCTGGCCGGCTTCGGCGCCGACCTTGATCAGGATGTTCCCGGGGCCGGCCATCAGGAGAGCTCGTGCTTTCGGAGCAGGTCGACGATCGCCCGCTTGTAAATGCTGACGCTCTCGTCACGCTGGAAGCTCTCGACGGTCGGCTTGATCCAATAGCCGGAGCTCGGCGCCACGCCCCAGTGGTTGACACCGCCCTTGGGGCCCTGCTCGCTGCCCCAGACGAGCGCGCCCGCGGAGCCGCCGCGGCGGCCGACCCTGGTGCCGCCGCCGATCGAGACGACCGGGATCCGGTCTGATTTGACGCGGATCGAGCGGGCGACCCGGGGCGCCACCGGCACGCCGCTCGCGCCGGCGGCCCGGGCGAGCTGCGCGGCCAGCACGGTGGCGCACTGGCGCGCCGCAGCGCGCAGCTCGCTATTCGCTTCCTTACGCAGATCCTTCTCCAGAGCCTGGAACGCCTTCAGCGTTTCCATCAGCCCTTCGACCTCGACGGCGGCGCCGCCCTTAACGGCCACGGTGGCGCACCTCAAGCACGTCGATCAAGGTGGCGAGCTCGACGTCCGAGAGCGCCCGCACCTCCTCTAGGCTCCAGCCAAGGGCGACGGCGAGCTCGATGAAGAGCCGGCTGAAGGTGCCGGCAGCGTAGGAGGGACGCCGTTCTCCGACGCGTTCTCCAACTCGACGTTCAGCACCCCCTTGCGCCAGACGTCGAAGCCCTGCTCGACGTCGAGCGCGATGTAGGCCATGTAGGCCGTCCAGAGAACCGGTGCGCCCTCGGGGGAGGCGGGGAGGCCGTGCCGGTGCGCGTAGAGCTCGTACTCGGCCTGCGCCATCGAGCCGCACTCAAACCCCTCCTGCCGCCCGTCCTTGAACTCGACGGTGCCCGTAAACCTGATCACGCAGCGTCCTTCTTCTTCGCCGAGGCGCTCATCAGGACGCCGTCGGTGCGGGTCGGCTCGCCGACGACCGGCAGCTCGACGCTGGTGACGACCTGGACGGCGACGTCGCCGCCGATCTCCATCGGCACGATCTGGACGGTGCCGGAGTACTCGGTGCCGCCGGCGGTGTTCGGGACCCATTCGAAAGCGACCTCGGAGAGGGCGTTGTCCATCAGGTAGTTGACGATCCCGGCCGGCTCTTCGAAGTCCTGGATCGCGTCGATGTTCAGCGCCCAGGAGACGGAGGAGTTGGGTGCCGGTTCCGGCACCGCCAACGTGGGCGTGCCGTCCTCGCTGTCGATCGACGGGGTCAGCCTGACCGCCGAGGCCTGCGTATTGAATTCGTTCAGTGCCAGCTTCAGCGTGCCGACGCCCTGGCGCGAGTCTGCGAAAGGCATGGTCTCTACTCCTCTTCTAGTTCGGTGACGGTGACGGTGACGGTGAGCTCGATCGCCGGCAGGGGCTCGGCGTTGAGATTGGAGCGCCAGGAACTGGGCCTGTAGTTGTCGGTCGCCAAGGCGAGCGCGCACTCGTCCGCCAAGGTGTAGAGCCGGTCGACGATCTGCTCCGAGTTGAGCGGGTCGCCGGAGACGACCAGGACGGGGATCTCAAAGCTGCGGGTGAAGCTGCCGCGGCCGGTCAGCGTCGGCAACCCGACCAGGACGCCCTGCGGCTGCGGGTAGAAGGCGCCGACGTCGGTGCTCGCCTCGATCAGCTCCGCTTGCAGCATCGCGAGCACGGCGCGGCGGGCGCGGGTCGCCGCGGTCTGAACCGAGACCGCCATCAGTAAGCCACCGGGCGGCGCCAGCCGATCAGCCGCATCACCTCGGCGCGGCGGGCGCCCAGGGCGTCGTAAACGGTGGTCTCGTCGCCGTAGCCGGCGAACCCGCTCGGCGCGTTGCGGGTCTGGTAGATCAGACCCGCCCACATCACCGAGCCCGCTTTGACGTCGTCGGGCGCGACCGCGTCGACCTCTGTGAGGCTGAGGTCGGAGCGGCGCCTCTCCACGGCCGCCTTGACCGCGGCCGTGGAGAGAATCAGGTTGTCGTCGGCTGCCCCCGGCAGATCGAGGTAGGCGGCGACGTCCTCGGGGGTGAGCCAGTCAGGCATCGCCCTTCTTGCTCTTCTTCTCCGCGTTGGCCTGCTGCTCTTCGACGTAGAGCTGGCCGGCGTCCTTGTGGCCGGGGTCGTTCTTCTCGCGCGGCTCGGTGTAGCGGCCCGGCTCGACCTGGGGCGCCTCCGTCTCCGTCTTCTTGTCCGGCATTGTTCGTCTCCTCCTCGGTTGGGTCGCTATTCGACCGGGATCGTCGGTGCGAGCTCCATGATCTCGTTCGCGTAGTCGACGTCGAAGAGCCCCTCGCCGACGACCGCGAGCTCGACGTTCAAGGCGCCGATCGCGTTTGCCGTCAACCGGACGGGCTCGGTGACGCGGGCGTCGATCGCCCTGCGGGTGACGAGATAGCCGAACGTCGCCGCCAGCGAGCCGGAGACGAAGACCGGCAAACCGGCCCAGGAGCCGGCCATCCCGTCGGTGGTCATCGAGATGTCACCGGCGGCGCGGGTCGCGTCGATCAGCTTCTGGTCGGCCATCTTGCCCCAGACGTCGGGGGCGACGATGATCGCCTCCGGGTTTCTGTGGTTGAGGGTGAAGTAGGCGGCGACCGCGCCGCCAATGCTCGTCGCGGCGTTGGTGGCGGCGGCGGCGAGCAGCGCGGCGATCCGGGTCTCGACGTCGAAATAGAAGTCCTGCACCGCCTCGGCGTAGATCATGTCGATGACGTCCGGGCTCGACCGCTCGACGACAACGTAGGGGATCGCGCCGGCCCAATCCCAACGCTCGACGTTCGCCGTGTCCGACCCGATCGTCACCTTCGTCGAGGTCGCGTCCGCGTCGACCGTCGCGGCCCAGGCGCCGTCCGGCGGCGTCACCCAACGCGGCTTGTTGACGACCAGGCCGACGCCGGGGAGCGGCCGCGAGCGGAAGGCGTTGTAGAGCGGCCGCGCCGTCTGCTTCGACGCCATCACAGACGACTCGTACGAGGGCGGGAGGACGCCAGAGAGGTCCGTCGAGATGCTCTCCGTCAGGGCGGCCTCCAGGTAGCGGCGAGCGTCCGGCTCGCCGTGCTGGGCGCGGACGATCAGCTGAACGAGCTCTCCGGCCAGGAGCTGGGGCTTGCTGCGGTCGGCGCCGGCCATGATCACGGGCGCCGCGTGTGCTGCTTCCATCGTTTCCTCCTCGGTTTCTGCCGGCGGCGCCGGCTCAGTGTCGGTGTCGAGCTCTTCCTGCTCGTCGGGCTGCTCAAGCGGCTCCTTCTCGGGCAGCGGCTCCGGCTCGCCGTCGGCCTCGGCGGCGACCCTGGTCACGTTCGCCGAGGGGAAGGCGCCGAGCGCGAGCAGCGACGCTTCCAGGAGCAGCGCCTCGCTGACGTTGGTGATGTCGCCGTCCGAGGCGGCCTCGACGAGCTCGGCGCCGACGCTGAGGGAGCCGCGGGAACCACTGGCGGCCTGGACGAGGGCGGTGTCGCCGGCGGGCGTGGCGTCGACCTTGAAGCGGGCGGTCAGGCCGGTCTCGCTGTCGACGAGCTCGGCGAGGGTGCCGATCGGCTGCGAGCGGTCATGATCCACGAGCAGCGGTGTGCGGGCGCGGGCGGCGCGAACGCTGCCGGGGGCGAAGCGGTAGCGGACGCCCTGGATCGTGCCGATCTCGCCGTACGGGACGATCGTGCCCTCGATCGTGCGCTCGTCGGGGTCGGCGTCGAGGTCCTGCAGTTCGAAGCGAAGCATTTAGATCCTCCCTGGTGCGAGGTCGGCGGGGGCGGGTATCGTCGGAATGCCGTTCATCGAGCGCGCCTCGGCCTCGTCGATGATCCCGGCGGTGAGGAGCGCGATCGAGTAGTCGGCGAGCGACTGAGGGTCGGCGAGCAGCAGCGGTGTCCGGTTGAAGGCGACCGCTGTGCCGCGCGGGTAGACGTCCGAGAGCGTCTGCTCGATCGTGACCAGATGCGGCCCGACGGCGTGCAGCATCTGCAGCGCCTCCTGCTGGGACAGGTTCGAATAGAGCAGCGCCGAGGCGTTGCCGGACGGTGAGGCGCCGATCATCGCGACCGGGATGCTGAACAGCCGCGCCACGTCGGTCGCAACGTTCGCCCTGGCCTCGATCAACTGCAGATCGGCAGCAGAAATGTTCTCGCGCGTATAGGAAAGGCCCTGAAGGAAGGCGATCCCGCTCTCACGGCGGGCCGCCTGGAAGCCGGCGACCATCTCCGCGGCCTCCTCGTTCGAAAGCTCCGTCCCTTCGTTCTTGAGAACGCCCGCAGGGAGCTCGACGCCGGCGAGGCGCCGTGCGGCCGCCTCCAGCTCCAGCGCGGCCGCCAAGGTGCGGCCGCCCAGGTCGAGCACCCCCGGGATCGCGGAATCAAACCGGATCAGATCCCCCGGATCGGTGACACCCTCGACGCCCGCGATCCGGTAACCGGTCAAAGTGCTGTAACTGCCGCCGCTGGCGCGGCTCTCCGGCGTGACATCGGCGACCGGTGTCCAACGCGCCCGCCGCGGATACCCCTCGGCATCTCGATCGAGGATCCGCCAGTAGGCGCAACCGTGAAAGATCAGGTCATCGACGGTGCCGCCGAGCGTCGCCGACAAGGTCAGCGACGGGTCGGGCTTGGCGACGAGATAGTCGGCCTCCAGCTGCGTGCCGCCGCGGTAGCGGTAGAGGTCTAGCTGGACGACGGTGCTGACGATCAGATTGCGGCAATTGAGCACGCTCGGAATCGACAACGCCGTCTCACGGGAGACGCCTTCGGCGAGCCAGGCTATCTCCGCGACCTCCAAGGTGGTGCCGGAGCGGATCGAGGGGAAGTTGGCGGGAATGACGGACGATGGCCGCCGTGCCTGCGGGACGACTACAGGAGAGTCGTCCCCC